AGATAAGTTTCTAAAAAAACCACCAAAGAATCCTATAGCTAAAAAGTGGATAAGAAGGGAAAAGAAACATCAAAAGATATTCAAAGATCCTGGTCAATCTAGATTTTTTGAATCCATAAAGATACCAGTAAAGGTTGGTGATACAATACTTACAGGTAGGTTCAAAAATAAAAAGGTAACAGTAAAATCAATAGGAACCGATGACCACGGTATGCCAACTATCAATGGTAAAAAAGTTACTACATTTCGTTTATTAAAAGGTGAGAGTTATAAAAACTTTACTTTTGGTCCTGATTGGATACCAACATCCCTTGCACAACGTAAGAAAATGAAAAAATTACATAATAAACCAAATCGTAGTATGAGAGAAGCTCCTCGTGTACCTCGTAAAAAAGGACAACATCGTGGTTCAAAGTCTCATTCAGATTTATATACTGATGAGAATCCAAAGGGTACAATAAAAGGTTTAAAGTTTGCAACTGTAAAAGATGCTAGAGCTTCTGTATCTAAAATAAAAAGTAGTGGTAGGTCACATGCTCATAAAATACAAGCAGCAGTTGCTATGGAACAAAGAGCAAAGGAGATGGGTAAGGCTTCACAAGCTGCTGTCTATCGTGCATACATCAATAAGATGAAGAAGAAGACCAAAGAGAAAAACGAAGGGTGGTCTGATAAATATAAGAAAAGTATTGATTGTAACAATCCAAAAGGATTTAGTCAAAAAGCACATTGTGCAGGTAAAAAGAAAAATGAAATTGAAATACCATCACCAAGTCGTAAAGGTGTCGAGAAGATGAAGAAAAAAGGTAACACTTCAGTTCCTTATGGTAGTGGTTATGAAAAAGTAAATGAAAGTAAAAAAACAATTGATTCCGTACATAAAATTTTGATAATGCTTGGAAAGTCTCCGAAGAAAGCTTCTGCTATGATTAAAAAGAATTATAAAAAAGTAGCAAAAAAATTCAAAGGAGATTCTGATAGAGATTTAGCAGTGGCTCTTATAGGGTATGATGTTATAGGGGAAAATAATAAAGCTGAATTGTATAAATTATATAGTAAAGCTATGAAAATGATGCCTGGTTCACCCAATCAAAAAAAGATTCAGAAACAAATTGGTATTCTACGAAAAAAATTAGGAATGAACGAAAACAAACAAATTAAAAAGGTCATAGGTGTATTCGGTGGTAGATTTCAACCATTTCATAGTGGACATCTAGCTACGTACAAGTGGTTAGCAAAACAAGTTGACGAAGCTTATATAACTACATCTAATATTAAACAATTACCAAGACATCCAATGGACTTCAAAGAAAAAGTTCGTCACATGGTAAAGATGGGTATTCCAAAAAATCGTATTGTCATGGAAAAGTCACCATACGTTGCTAAAAATTTATTGAAAAAATTTAATTCAGATACTACAGCAGTCGTTTATGCTTTTGGAGAAAAAGATGCTGGTAGATTAAAAGGTGGTACAAAAAAAGGTGGTGGTAAAACTTACTATCAAGAGTTCAATAAGAATAAGAAAAACCTAGAGGGTTTTGAAACACATGGATATATCACAACTGCTCCACAATTTGGTAAAGTTAGTGGAACTATGATGAGAAAATTATTAGGTGACCCGAATGTAAGAGATGACCAAAGGGTAAAGGGATTTAAAAAGGTATTTGGATACTATGATAAAGGTATCTACAATATGATGACTAATAAATTTAGAAAACTATTTGAGGTAATGGATGATTTTATCAAAAATAATGATATAAAAAATATGATAAGTGAATCAACTACTGCAGGTAGTCCAACGGATGATGGCCCACCAACATTTTACAGAGGTTTTAGTGATTACAAGAAATTTTCTAAAAAGTGGTTAGATGAAATGTACAGAGATACTGGTTGGGAAGTCGTACAATATATTTTAAGTGATGGTGCTACAAATCCAGACTTTGATTATACCTTGAATTATAACGTAGTACCTGCGGTTGCATATGGTCACAAACAATCTGGCGAATATGGAACTAGATTTGGTACAAACAATCCAATAAAATCTTACAAAGATTATATAGAGGGAACTGTACTACATAACATAGGTTATGAGTTGGTAAAATGGATGGGTATTACACCAGATGGTAACGATTATACTGGTGTAGCAGTAGAAACACCTGTCTTACCTGGTATTGGTAATGATAATGTAGGTAATACCGAAAAGAAAAAACTAAAAGAATCAATTAATTTAGATGAAGAGGTAAAGTTACTAATTGAGGGTGGGGCTTATGGACACCTTAATCATCCTTTTGATGACAAAAATCTTACATTTTCAGATTTTAAGACACTAATTATTAATACCTTACAAGGTAAGCTTGATAGTGAGGGAGCAGTTACAGAAAAAACAGATGGTCAAAATATAATGATAAGTTGGAAAAATGATAAACTTATCGCAGCTCGTAACAAAGGACATATTAAAAATCATGGTGCTAATGCTCTTAGTATTGGTGGTATAAAAAGTATGTTTGCTGGTAGGGGTGATATAGAATATGCATTTGTATCTGCTATGAGAGACTTACAAAAAGCTTTAAAGGGGTTAAGTAAAAAACAAAAAGACAAAATATTTGGTGAGGGTAAAAAATTCATGTCATTGGAAGTAATTTATCCTAAAACAGCAAATGTTATACCTTATGATAAATCACTATTACAATTTCATGGTACAATTGAATACGACGCTGCTGGTTCTCCTATTGGTGAGGACAGAGGTAGTGCTAGAATGTTGGCTGGTATGATAAAACAGATAAACCAAAACATACAGAAGACGTATAGTATCACAAAACCATTCATAACCAACTTACCAAAAGTAAAAGACTTCTCAAAAAGACAAAGTTACTTTTTAGGTAAGTTGAAAAAGTTACAAAATCAATATAACTTAGGTGATACTGATACTTTGTCTGATTATCACCAAGCATATTGGATGGAATACATATTTAATGGTGCAAAACAAACTGATTATAAGAATCCATCTAATGAAATTTTGATGAAATTAACAAAAAGATGGGCATTTTTTGATAAATCTTACAAAATTCCTCAAATTAGAAAAGATTTAGAAAAATATCCTAAATTTTTAGACTGGATTTTAACTACAGATAAGATTGACCACGCAAAATTACAAAAACAACACATTAGAGATTGGGAAGTTCTGTTTTTTGAGTTGGGTGCTGAGATTTTATCCAATCTTAGTGACTTTATAGCAGCAAATCCATCAAAAGCAGCTCAACAGATAAGAAAAGATTTAAAATCTGCAATAAACAAGGTAAAAAAGTCAAAAGACCCGAAAGTTTTGAACACATTGAAGACTCAATTAGATAGATTGAATGCAATTGGTGGTTTAAAATCTGTCGTACCATCAGAGGGAATTACTTTTGTGTTCAAAGGAAAATTATATAAGTATACTGGTGCGTTTGCTCCAGCAAATCAAATATTAGGAATGTTAAAATTCGTATAGGAGTAGGTTATGGCAGGATATAGTAAAGAAAGTAAAAGACAAAATGATGCATTGAAGTCAATTTTAGACGGAGGTGCACCAGAAAAAAGAGTACAAGTTGGTTACGAGGGTAAGAAACAAGCTAGTGGTGACCAAATAAGTCCACTATCAGATGTAATGAAAAAAGCTCGTATGCCTTGGTTTTGTCCTAAGTGTGATAAGATAATGAAAAGTAGACATGATAATAAAATGTGGTTATCATTTGGACATTGTTTCAATTGTCAGATAGATTTTGAAAATAAACTTGCTGTAAGTGGTAAACTAGATGAATGGAAAGCTGATAAGGAAAGAAAAAATAAATTAGCGTGGATACGTGACCAAAAAGAAAGTATAAAAGAATTTAAAAAACAAGATGCACCTGAATTTTATCAACAATTTAGACCAGATGGTCATTCTATAGATAAAGAAAAATGGGATATAGACAAATCTGCTATTATCGAAAAAGCAGATGAAGCATTGGAATATTTACAGAGTTTAGAGGATAGTTTAACATAAGATGAATAGAAACAAACAAGGACAATTAAAAGAAGTAATAAAGAAAGAGTACATCAAGTGTGCCTCCGATCCTATTTATTTCTTAAAAAAGTTTTGTTTCATACAACATCCAATAAAAGGTAAAATTCCTTTTAGTCTATATGATTTTCAAGAAAAAACTATAGAGGATTTTGTACAACATAGATTTAATATTATTTTAAAAGCTAGACAATTAGGTATATCTACAATCACAGCTGGATATTCTTTGTGGATGATGACATTTCATCAAGATAAAAACATATTAGTTATTGCTACAAAACAAGAGGTGGCAAAAAACTTAGTAACTAAGGTAAGAGTAATGCACGCCAACTTACCCTCTTGGTTAAAACAAAAATGTGTTGAAGATAATAAGTTATCATTACGATACAAGAATGGTTCACAGATAAAAGCAGTGTCAAGTGGTGAGGATAGTGGTCGTTCAGAAGCTCTATCTCTATTGGTTCTTGATGAGGCTGCTTTCATTGATAAGATTGATGGAATATGGGCTGCAGCTTCTCAGACACTATCTACTGGTGGTCAATGTATTGCACTATCTACACCAAATGGTGTTGGTAATTGGTTTCATAGAACATGGATGGATGCAGAAG